TTCGCCAATCATAGTCAACCAGTCTGTAAACTTTGCTACAGGTGTCGTGCCTACAGTTAGGGCAGAGGTAACAAAAATGATGCCACAGATAGCAGATGTAACCAAAGGCGCTGTAGCTGAAGCTGCAATGCGTGGTGGTAACTATAGGAGAGCATTACAAGGTGGCTAAATTAATATCAATGCCTACAAGCCCAAACTTCGTGAGAAGCAACTGGTCGCTTGTTAGAACAGTAGGTACAACAGTGAGCCCTTTTACTGGCAAAACAAAGACACAGGAGTTTGATGGTGTCTATTGGACAGCAGAAGTATCACTACCACCAATGAGAAGATCACAAGCCGTTGAATGGCAGTCTTTTCTTTTGGAACTAAACGGCACAGTCAATCACTTTAAATTTGCTGACCCTGATGCACTTACAAATACAGGAACATATAGCACAGGACACCTTACATCCGAACTAAGAACAAACAGTAGTTCAGTAACGCTTTCTTTTAGTGGCTCAACCATAACAGCAGGTGCTTCTACTTTTGGAAGTGCAAAGGTTGGTGATTTTATAGTCGTTACTGGAGCAACCAATGAAGATAACAATGGTACACATAAAATAACAACAGTAACAAGTGCAACAGTAGTCGTAACAACAAGCACATTTACAACAGAATCAAACACAGCAAGCTGTAAAGTTAGAACCAATGTCAAGGGTGCTACTGGATTATCGCTTCTCGCTTCCACAAACGCTGCTAGTGGCACTATTAAGAAAGGAGATTACTTACAGATACAATCGGCTGCAAACACCACAGGCACGCCCACACAAATAGTCATGGTTACGGAAGATGCAACAGCTACGGCTGACGGTGCAAAAGATTTCTATGGTGTAGCCATACAACCTAAACTTAGATCAGACCTAGCAACAGGACATTACGCAGTATTCACAAACCCAAAAGGGACATTTAGGCTCATATCTAATGAGGTAAGTTGGTCAGCAGACCGAATATCTAACTACGGCATTAGTTTTTCTTGTATTGAGGTAATTTAATGGCTACTAGGCAGGGTTTAGATAGTTCTATCGTAAATCGTCTAGGTGCTGATGAACAAGCATTATTCTTTGCAGTCAAAGCAGAGTTTGATACTGATGATATTCTTGTATGGTCAGGTATAGATGATCTTGTCATAGGTTCAGATACATACACTGGTGCAGGAACATTATTAACTGTAAGTAACTCAGAAGATAATTTAGAACTAAAATCCAATGGGCTTGTTGTTGCTTTGTCAGGCATGGACACGACAGTTGTTAATTATGCACTTACAGAAAACTACCAAAACAGACCTATTACTATCTTTATGGGATATGTCATGGGTGGTACTAATGAGGTAGCAGGAACGCTTACTTTGTTTAAAGGTAGAATGACTAGCCTTGTTATTAACGATACGCCTGAAGGCTCTACAGTAACTATAGATGCGGAAAATAGACTGGTAGACCTAGATAGACCATCAAACCTAAGATATACAAAAGAATCACAAAACTTTCTCCATTCAGGTGATACAGGTTTTAACCGTGTTGCATCTTTACAAGACAAGCAAATAAATTGGGGCAAAACATCAAGCACTTCAGGTGGCGGTGGTGGTGGATCAATTGGACAAGATGAATATAATCAAAGTTATACAAATCAAAAAAGATGAAAAAACGACCTAATTGGCAACCTATGTTTCATGACTTTGTAAGAAACAATAACTATCCCTTTGTATGGGGGCAGAACGATTGTTGCAAGTTTAGCAATGCTCTTATAAAACAAATAACAGGTGAAGATTTAATTCCTAAAAAATTAGATTGGCATGACGAAAAAAGCGCCATGAAAGCTATAGCATCTTATGGTGGTGATTTAGAAACAAGCATAGAGAAAGCCTGCAACGCAAAAGATGTAGGTGAGATTGACAAAGCCTTTATGACTTGCGGCGATCTTGTTGTTTACGAGCAAAACGACTCTAGCCTTGTAGGTATGTGCAATGGTTTTGGAATACTAACACCAACAGATGACGGCATTGCTGTACTAGATTGTGATTTAGCAATAAGAGTTTGGAGATTTGATTAATGGCTAAAGCAATAAAAGCTGCGATTATTGCAACGGTAATAGTAGTAACTGGTGGCGCAGCAGCACTATATTTTTCAACAGCAGGAATGACTTTAGGACTTGCAGGCTCTTTCATGGCTGCATTTTCGCAATATGCAGCCTTTACATTTGCATCCACTTTAGTAGCTAGTGCAATAGGTGGCATGACATCAAAAGGCGTAAATGCTTCTGCAGCTAATTTTGGTAATAAATTTTCAGCTAGGGGTGGCTTAGTACCTAGACAGATTGTTTATGGTCAATGTCGTGTAGGTGGAACACAAGTACACATAGAAACCACTGGTACAGACAATTATCTTCTGCACATGGTTATAGTATTAGCAGGACACGAAATAGAAAACCTAGAAAAACTAAGATTAAATGATATTAATACCACAACCACAACATCAACGATCAGTGGTTCAACAGTCTATACAGTTACTAATGCTGATTTTACTAACACAGAAAATGATAATAATTTTGGTAGTGGCAGATTAGTTCGTTATTCCTTTGAAGATGGCAGTCAAACAGCAGTAAATGGTTTTATGAATGCACAGCTAACAAGCATGGGAACTACTGATAAATTTTTAGGTTGTGCTTATGTTTACATACAAATGGTGTTTGATGCGGAGAAGTTTGGTGGTGGTATGCCTGCAATATCATTTGAAGTAAAAGGCAAAAATGTTTACGACCCAAGAACCAGTGCAAATGCCACTACAGACCTGCAAAGATCAAACCCTGCACTTATTATTAGGGATTACTTAACCGATACACAGTATGGCTTAAAAGCCAAAGCATCGGAAATAAATGACACAACAAACGCAGGTGGCATAGCATCTGCTGCAAATACTTGTGATCAACAGGTAACACTGGCTGACGGCTCAACTCAAGAAAGAAGATACACGGCTAATGGTTTTACCAATTTTAGTGCTAATGGTAATGGAGTTTTGGAAGCTGTGCTAAGTTCTATGGCAGGCAAGATGTCATATGTTAATGGACAATTCACTTTATTTGCAGGCGCAACACAAACACCAAGCCTTACAATTACAGATGATGAGTTACTAGCGCCTGTTTCTATTTCAACAAATGCATCTAGTGGTGATTTATATAACTCAGTTAAACCAATATATGTTGACAGAAGCCTTGATTATCAATCAACAGATGCAGAGGTTTATCAAGATTCAACATTTTTGAATGCTGATACGCCTAGCGGAGAAAGCACAGCAAACTATGTAAAACAAATGGAAACGCAATTGCCTTTTACTGTTACAGATACAATGGCGCAACGATTAGGTCGCATAGCTCTTAAAAGCCAAAGGCAAACAACAACATTATCCGTATTAGTAAGTCTGCAATTTATGCGATGTCAACCTAATGACTGGGTATATCTCACAAATGAAAGGCTTGGTTATGCACAAAAAACATTTGAAGTCTTATCTACTAACATGGAAGCTATACAGAATGATGAAGTAACAGTTATAGGCACAAGACTAGAACTAAAAGAAGTAGAAGCATCTGTATTTAACTTTGCAACCAACGACTACACCACAGGTCAAGCAGAAGGCTCTGATGTATCAACAGGTGATTACAGTGTAACTGCACCAACAAACCTTTCTCTATCACAGCAAAATGCTATTGACGGCACGACCAGTAAGGTAGACATACTGGTAAACTGGACGAACAACGCTAGTGATAAAGTTACGCTTACGGAGATTACATATAAGTTAAGCACGGATAGCAATTACACATCAGACTTTACAGCAGGCAAGGGTGTAACAAAGGCATCTATTCCTAATGTGGTGGTGGGTAGCACTTACAATGTAAAGATTAGACATATAGATGTTAATGGTGTGGCTAGTGCTTATACTAGCGCAGTTAATATCACAATTGCTGCAGCTTCTACTGCACCATCAACACCTTCAAACCTATCTGCATCAGCAAGTAAAGGGCAAATACTTGTTTCTTGGACTAACCCTAACAATACTGATTTAAGAGCAGTAAAGGTATACAGGAAAACATCAAACAGCACACCAACTGATGATACAAACTTGGTAGACACTCTTGCAGGTGAGCCTAACGCAGTAACAACAACCGTCTTTGGTGATCAAGATGGTCTTACAGCAGGAACAACTTACTATTTTTGGGTAAGAGCAATTAATCATTCAGGACAGCACTCAAGTTTTAGCAGTTCAGTAAACGGTAATTTTGCTGCAGCAGGTGTTGCTGATGGTTCTATAACAACTCTTAAACTTGCAGCAGAAGCGGTTACAAATGCCAAGATAGCAGTTGCAGCCATACAAGGAGATGTGATTGCAGCAGGTGCAATTACAGAAGCTAAACTTGGAACTGATGCGGTTACTTCAGCTAAGATTGCGGACAACGCAGTTACATCAGCAAGAATAGCTGCAGATGCAGTAACTACTGCAAAAATAGCAGACGATGCCGTAACCAACGCACTCATAGCCACAGATGCAGTTAACCAAGACTCTATTGCAGCAAACGCAGTAACAGCTACACAGATAGTTGCAGGCACTATAACCGCTAGTGAGATAGCATCAAACGCTGTAACCACAGCCAAGATAAATGCAGGCGCTATCACTGCAGCTAAGATAGGTACAGGTGAAATAACAGCAACGCAAATAGCATCAAACACAATCACTGCAAGTCAAATAGCAGCAGATGCGATAGGTGTAAGTGAATTAGCTGCAAACTCAGTAACAGCCGCAGCAATCGTAGCAAATACAATTACGGCATCAGAAATAGCTACAAATACAATTACAGCAACACAAATTGCTGCAGGTGCAATAGCGACAGATGAATTGGCAGCAGATGCAGTAACGGCAGCAAAGATCACAGCAGGAACTATTACAGCCACAGAGATAGCAAGTAATACTATTACTGGTGATGAAATTAATGTAGGTCTACTTAATGTAGAACACTTTGGTAATGTTTCAGCAGACATTAAAAGTCATTTAACCACATCTACCTTTGTACCATTAGAAGTTTTTGGAAGTGTGTTTCAAAGAGGTTCTACAGACTTTACTACCATTACATCATCCACAGGTACTTACTTATCATTATCCATTGGAAGTGTAAGAAACGGTGCAAAATATAGAGCAATATGGACAGGTGTTTATGGTGACTGTACTAATGGTGTTTTAGAATACAGTGTAGACAATTCTACATTTGTTCAAGCTGCAGGTGGTATACAGAGCGTTACATTTGATGCAGGAACATTTAGAACTTATGTTTTTGTGTATAACGGAACAATTAGTGGTCTTGCTAGCAATGCTTCTACTGTTTATTGGAGAGTAAGATGGATAACAAAATTAAGATCAACCTATCAATCTTTATATGTTTTTATAGATAACACGCAATGACAGATTTTACTACTTATAAAACCACAACAGGAGATATTACATCTTGTGGCAGCACAAATGTTTCTTTAAGCGATATAGCCTTACAAACTGATGAATCAGTCATAGAAGGTATATATGAAGCAGAAAAATATAAGATCATAAGTGGCTCTGCTGTAGAACAAACTATTGATTGGAAAAAAAGCCTACGCAGACAAAGAAATGTACTACTAGGAGAGTCAGATTGGACACAGACAGCCGACAGCCCTTTATCAGATAGCAAGAAAGCAGAATGGGTTACATATAGACAAGCACTAAGAGATTTACCAAGTAACTACACAGATGAAGATGACTTTGATGATGTAGTTTTTCCAACACCACCATCATAGGAGTAGATTATGCAACAAGACGGAAGATTTAGCGGAGACATGGATAGAAACGAAGTAGAGATGGATTTGCAAAAGTTCATGGCTATGATAGAGGAGATCGGTCAACTTAAAGATAAGATTAGAGAACTAGAAGATGCCACCAATGTTAATCCTTGGCAAAAGGTTATACATCTTGCAAGGGCAGTGGACTCATGGCGCATATTCCCTAGAATCTTTGTAGTGGTTTACATCTACCTTATGTATGAATCAGTTATATGGTTCATGAACCTACCTGAACCTAACCTTGAACAATCAGCATTGGTATCTGTAGTAGTAGGTGCTATGGGTGTAGTGTTTGGTGTTTACTCAGGTAAGTCAGGTCAAAGTAAAGGCTTCAAGGGTGAAGAAGATAAGTAAAAATCCACATGGATGCCTTTACATTAATTGAAGATGTAGGGTTGCCTATAGCTAGTGGCTTGGTTATGGGCTACTTTATATTCCTTATCATGCAACAGATGATGAACGGCTTGGTCAATAAGATTAAGACTGTAGAGGGCATTGCAAAGATGCTTATTACTAGAGCATCAATAATGAACAATGACATGATACGAATTGATACAAGCGTTTCTAGTGCCTTGAATTTGCCACCTGACCTAGATCGTATAGCAAGGGCAGAAAACTTTGTAGAGGACGGCAAGATAGATGCTAGGCGTGATTAATGGATATAGTCGCACTAATAGATAAGTTTGGTTTTACAACAGTCATGGTCGTTGGCTTGGGCTATTTTGTGTATTATGTGTGGATAACTATAACCAAAACCATTGACCCTGCAGTAGCAGAAATGCAAAAGACTATCATTAGGCTAACTGATCAATTAAGGCTCTTAGATCAGGATATGATACGATTACAACAGAAGGTAAATACAGTCCTTGAGTTAGATGAAAAGAAGATTGACAAAACAAGAGAGAAAACAAGAAGAAGCAACAAAGGCTAAAATTGCTGTGTGGGCTTTTTTAATGGGTTGGATTATATTTCTTGGGATTATGACCAGTGCTCTTTCTGCAGATGAAATGGTACATCAATTTAAGAGTCCAAGTTTCTCAGGTGTTGGAACATCAAGCCATTATCTGACTATAGAGAACCAACAGTTCAACAGGAAACAAGCTATAGCTGATGAAATTAAAGCCTATCAAGATGATCTAGAACGAGAAAAAAACAACACAACATTAGCAAGGTTTATAAGAAACCTAGAAAGCAGGATTTATGCACAACTTAGCAGGCAGCTTGTTGACAATCTTTTTGGCGAAACACCAAGTGAGTCAGGGGTGCTTGAACTAGAGGGCAATACAATAGAATACAATGTAGACGGAGACTTTATAACTCTTGTTATTACGGATAGCGATGGAAACACAACTGAAATCACTTTGCCTATTGGGAATTTTGCTTTCTAGCTGTACCAATTGGTCAATATTAAATAATTACATACCACCAGTTAGCTTAACCAAACAGGCAGAAGTTGGAACTTTAATTAATAAAGAGCTTGCGAATATAGGCAAACCTTTCATAAAACCAACGATAGCCGTATATCCTACAAGTTTTACAGATCAAACAGGACAACGCAGAAGTAATAGTTCATACGCATCTTTCTCAACAGCTATCACACAAGCTCCTCATGCCTATTTAATTCGTGCCTTGAAACACGCTAGTGATGGTGAGTTCTTTGATGTGGTAGAAAGGGTTGGTTTGGATAATCTAACCAAAGAAAGACAACTTATAAGATCAACAAGAAAAGACTTCAAAGAAAGCAAAGATTTATTACCCTTAACTTTTGCAGGTTTGTTAATGGAAGGTGGTGTGATAGGATATGAAAGCAACATAAAGTCAGGTGGCTTGGGTGCTAGATATTTGGGCATAGGCTCAACCAAAGAGTACAGACAAGATATTGTTACCGTTTCTTTGCGTACCGTTTCTGTAAGTACAGGGAAAGTTTTGACTGAAGTGCTTACAACAAAATCAATCTTAAGTGTAGCAATCAGCCAAGATGCTTTCCGTTTTGTTTCTAATGATACCGAATTAGTAGAGATAGAAAATGGGATGGTAGAAAATGAATCTGTAAATATTGCACTACAAAATGCAATAGAAACAGCAGTCTTAGAAACCATACAACTAGGTTTAAAGAAAAATTTATGGAGCATAATAGATGAAGAAATACTTAATGCTATTCGTGGTTAGTTTTTTGTACGCAGACAATGAGGTTTATGTAGATCAAGTAGGCGCTACATTTAACTTAGATATAGAGCAATTAGGCTCATCAAACATAATAGGTGGTGCAACTGCAGCAGCAGGTTCTATGACCGCACTTGACCTTGACGGTGCAACAATGACGTTAGACGTTAATCAAATAGGTGACAGCAATAAATTTCTAGGAGATATTACAGCCGATACATTCACAGGATTTTTTGAATTTGATGGCGATAGTAATACATTCAACATTCAAACTGACCCTACTAATACACATGGCGCAGACAACGGAAACTTCAATGTAGATGTAACTGGTGGAAGCAATACTTTTACCCTTGATGTAGCTACAAATGACCTTGCAGGAACTTTAGACCTTGACTGGATAATACAAGGAGACAGCAACACTTTTGACTTTGATATTGACTATGATACGGCAACAAACTATGTTGATGTAGATGGAGATTCAAATACAGTTAATTTTGACGGTGATGGATATGCGGATGCCTTTTTTAAACTAGAGCATGACGGCAACTCTAGAACATTTAATATAGATCAACAGAGTACATTAGC